TTTATATTATAACATACTTTTGCAAAAAGTACATGCTTATTTAAAGATATCAACAATAATTCGTTTAAACTTATTATCATCAAACTTTAAGAAAGCCTGATATTTCGATATCTTTCTAAACAAATCAGGCCATAGAATAGTTTCTGTGATCTGTTTGTTTGCTCTATCAATAAAACCCGTAAGTCTATTGATAATGCACACCGTCTCTAACGACACTGTGCCTTCGAGATGAAGCTGGATAATTCTTGGATATGTTTCTTCTATTTCCAAAAGATCATCAAACTTTACATCTGAAATCTGTTCTAATTCATTCCTAAATACATAAGACATACTATCTATAACTTTTAGGAACTTGGTATAAGTCTCTTCGTCTCTGATCATATCACCACTATACTTATTACCTGCTACTTGATGTGCAGCAAAATATAATATGATATCATCTTTACTCTTAAATCTTTTACCAATCTTTGTTAACTGAAATTTGTCTGGCCTTTTCCAATAAGTTTTTTCAGTTACATTAGTTTTAAAATTATACTTAAAGCAATCGTAAGATCCATTAAAGTGGAGGTTAATTGCGTTATGTAATGTAAAGGCCTCATATCCTGTCATTCTCATATAGGTAACACGTAAGTTGGGTTACCCCCTTGTAGTAAGTTAAGTTCTTTTGCTTCAAACTCAACATGTTCTATGATCTCCTTTGATATAAGTTTTTTACTGTCACGAAGATCAATCTCATTGTCCTCACATACTGTTATAATAGCATCAATGTATGGACAACCTTTGTGAGTTCGGACATAAGTCTCAACTAAATTTGAGAATGCTTTCTTATTTAGATCCTCGCTCATTTTTGAATACCATTTTTGTCATAGGCTGGAACAAGAGTTGCCCAAAACACTGGCTTCTCTTCATCTTCTCCATAAAAATCTAATGACCATACTCCTTCTCTTAGATATGTTTGACAATGGTTTTTGTATACTCTTGCCGCTTCATACTTGGCAATTGCACCTCTCTCACCAGCTTGGATACCACGTCTATATGCTGCCATCTTTTCTGTGGTTGCTTTGATATATCTCTTCACGTTAACTAAAGATAAACCGTGGTCGTCATCTAATGCAACAACATTAGCTGCGATACTTTTATATGCAGCAGGTTTTTTTGCTGCTCTTGCTTTTGCTAGATTAGCCGCTGCGGCTGCTCGTTGTGCTTCTGTCATCTTACGTTTTGCCATAATGTAAATCCTATTTAGTGTGTGTTAAGTATATTATAACATGTTTTTACAGTTTGTACATACTAACCTTTATAAATTTTATAGATGTGATCTTCAAATGCTTCTACCTTCTCAACGCGATTAGGCCATTTAATCATTTCTTTCTCCGGATTAGCCTTTAAGTTATTGAGCAAAGGTGTAATAGCATTATATAGATTGTCTAATCTGTCTTGTGTTGTTTCTGCTGCTGCCGCTGAGGCTGTTGCTGTTTGTGCAACTTCTAATTCATCCTCATCAACCAGCGTGAAACCAAAATCAAATACGTCTGCCATATTACCCCTTTAATAATTTGATACCCTTACACCAGTTTTCTGCTGCATCTTCCACATAATTTAAAGCTTTGTATGGAAAATCTTCTTGCATAATACGATTACCAGCTGGGTCTTTGTATGTTATTGAAAAGAACGAATGTTCTCCATCCATTCCTGTTACTACTTGATAAATCTTTGCGACACTACCATCATCTTTATAGTGTTCGCTCATAAGTTTTGTATTGTTATATTCCATGACTTCTCCATTATTTAAAGATGGGGGACCTAATAAGGAAAGTCCCCCGAGTTACTTAGAGTACCATATCTAAGTTAGAACGATAGTTTTGCCTCAAGCTTAACTGTAGCGTCTGCGCTATCAACTTGTGACCACGAACCTGTCCAAATACCACGAGTTAACTCGACAGTTTTTGTAGTAACAGGAGTCGCTGCATCTGTCTTGTTCCAAGTACCTTTAACAGTACCTAGAGTACCAATGGCACGAGAGACCGATACTTCGTTGTCATTTGTTGCTCCAGCATTTCTATCATGAACTACTTCAAGACCTAAGCCAGCAACAGTTGTACCAACTGTAACTTCAGCGTTATGTCCTGCTGTGACTTTATTGTGTACCACTTTAGCTGATACACCACCAGATGTAATTGAAGCAGTAGTTTCTCTTGCTTCATTTGTGATGTTAGTCATTGCTAATGCAATACCACCAATTGTTCCACTTGCATCTACCTCAGTAGAACCACCACTTACTTGGCTAAGACCAACTGTGTATGCACCTAGTGTAGTGCTTACACCAATCTTTGTTACATCAGGATCATCTCCTGACCAGTCACCAATTTTAAGAGTAAGAACACCAGCTGTGCTCTCTACATACATATCATCTACGTTGAAATCTTTATCAAGAACAACAGTTACGCTTGACGCGCCTGCAGTTCCCTTCATCGTAGTATGAATGTCTTGAGAGTATGTACCATGTGAATCTAGTGTACCCTCATACAAACCCGAAAGACTAATACCAGCAAACGTAGTTGCAGATACTGCCATTGCCGCCGTCGCGACTAGTAGTTTTTTAAACATATACTTTCCTTTTTATTTAAACAAAAAAATCCTTTTTTGAGTAGGGACTAACTACTGAGAGTTATTTATATATTTTTTATACAACGTACTCTCTTTTTCGTAAGCTTCATTTTCATCAAGCTCGCGATTTTCGTGAAGTTGTTGGACATGTACCATCTCGTGGCACAAGGTTAAGATAGTTTCTTTGAAACTAAGACCTGTATCAATCTCAATATCATACTCATCATCTTCTGCAGAATCAGTGGTCCAACCTTTAACATTATCTTCTGATATATCTTCAACCTCTACAGATACTAAAATCTCTTGAGGTATACTCAATTCTTTCTTACAAAAATTAACTATATCTTCCAGTAACGCCATGGTTACCTCCCATTCATTTTCTACTCATACCACACGGTGGATCCAATTCCTTCTTTAATTCTTTAATAATTTTCTTTGATTTTTCAGCAGCTTCAGATATGTCATACCTTTGATACCACTGTCCCATCATACCCATACGCTTGACGTTATCTTCAAGCGCCTCAAACAATTGTGTCGTCGACATTAAATTATCCTATGTGATATAGCTTTATTTATACAATATCTGCACTCAAACATTCAATATTCGCAACGCAATCTCCATATCCAGCAATGTAATCTTGATATTGCTTGACAACAACAGGGTTATCCCTACAAGACTCAGGTAAAGATTGTGGTAGTTCACATTGTTCATTCGCTACCCAACCAGCTACATAAAATTTATTTTGTGATCTGAAGTATTCTTCTCTATTTTCAGCTGTTACTACCATTATAAATCTCCTTCAATTATTTTGTAAACATCTTTCCAAGTTCTTGCACGAGCACAAACATATTCATTGTCTCTGTTCCATGCATGATCGATTAAGATACTGTTTAGTCCAGCATCGTTACCCATTTTAATGTTCGCTGATTTGTCTTCTATCCACCAGCATTCTGATCCACCCCAATCTTTGAGTAAGACTTCATCTTTGTCTTGACCAGTGTTGAGTATAGTAAAACCTTCGAACACATCTCCGAATACATTGCGCAAGTTCTCTTTACGATACTCTTGTGCAAGTTTGCAATTAGTTTGAGAAGTAATGACATGGAAAATATACCCATGCTCCTCATGAAGCTTGCGGACATATTTAATAGCATCACGAAGTGGTGATAGCCTTTTCATTTCTTCTGATCTGTTAAACAAGTTAACATACCTTGAACCAGTTTTCTGTGTGACACCAACTGCTTTTGCAACGTTGTAGTCATCACTTAATCTGTGTAGACCTTCAGTCTTTTCTAACCAACGATAAAAATGAAATTCCCAATCTAATAGAACTCCATCGCAGTCAGTTAATATAACTTTGTCTTTTATCTCACGTGGCATATATACTCCCTTTGGCTAATGCTTCATCATATCTGTCCATAGTATCCCATGCTTCCTTTGGAAGATCGGCATATGCACATCCCATAGACTTTTGTAAGTCAGGTTTAGTTAGATCATCCTGATCTAGGAAAGGATGGAATCCATCTTTGTCTAACCATAGTCTAGCTGATCGTAAACGAATACCATCTAAATTATCAATAGTCTTACGCTTTGATTCTTTAACCCACATTATAGCATCATCCCAATTTCAATTCCAATCCAAAGAATCATACAACCCATGATAGAGTAACCACTCTTCATAATGCTGTCGTAAGATGATCTAATTGATTCCATATTTTCGTTATGCTCTTTAATATTCATGATGATTTTCCTTTCTTCTTAGATGGACCCATTACTGATTGTCCTTTAAAATAACCGCCGCTTTGCTTTTTCAAAGTCTTAGCAGTCTCCTCTGGTGATACAACCCTGAATTTATCAGGGTTAGCATCGATAAAATCTTGTAGTTCTTTTGAACGTCCCATTATAAACTCCTTTCGTAAATTGCAAAAGTATCTGCATGAGCTTTAGGGCACCAAGCCTGTGGTCTTTTAAAACCAGGCTTAGACTTACCTCTAAACACCCATCTAAAACCTTTAACACCATCTAAGCTATCATAATATAGCAATGATGATTGCATAAGTTTAAGATATTTCATTGGGATACCTTTAGCGAAAGAAGCTTCGCTTGAAGGTGATGCGTATTTTTCTAGTATTTGTCCTGATGTCATATTTGACTCCTTTATTATTTAATATAGTAATATTATACCACAGTTTTGATCGCTTGTGTGACTATTTTTGAAAATAGTAATATTTTTATACAAAAGCGGCTTTTCATAGAATATTTTTCTTTAAAACCTAGGGGCAAATCTCGCAGCACCAACTTTTCTGTTAGCAACAACAAGATCTGCTTTTAAACTAGCGTTTTCTTTTTCAAGTTCACTAACTCTAGAAACTAACTTCTCAAAACGAGCTTGCATTCTTTGTTCTCTATTACCGATTTTTGATCTATTTCCTACTTTCATTGTCTATCCTTATTGTTTAATATAGTTATATTATATCATAAAAACGAGGGCTTGTGTAAAAAGTTACTGGTCCAGATGCGGCGAATTGGTGTGCCAGTTTAAGTGTACTGGTGTATGACCTGCACGAGTTCCTTATCCCAGTTGTCACGATGTTCAATGAATACTTGCGGTTCTGCGTCATCCACAGAGATAATTGTTACTAATTGTGTGATAGGAATACCAGTTCTCTCTTCCCATGCAATAGCATAAAAGCATTCTTGCATGAAATAAGAATGGATCCATTCCTTTTTCTTTGTCTTACGACTTGTCTTATAGTCTATAATAGACAGTTTACCATCGAATTCTGCTACACAGTCAACTCGACCTGCAACTCCTAAATGATCAGAATACAATGGCAATTCCTGTCCGTATACTGTACCTATTCTTGTGTCTAATATATTCTTAATTCTCTTAAAGTCATGCAAGATATTAGGCATTAAATCTTTGTCATAATCAGGTTTATTGTTCACATAATCTTCACAGACTTGGTGAACTGCTGTACCTCTACCGGCAGCTTGCCTAGATATACGATTGGCTTCTTCTTCACCTACACGTTCTCTCCATTCCATAATAGCTTTCTTACTTAGGTTACCAAGTATAGTTGTTATAGAAGGGTAATCACCATTCGGTGTTTGATATTTTCTACCACCTTTGTTTGTAGTAGTTAGGTCATTATAACCTAAATCAATGGGTTCATGTTTAAACATTATCTATCGTAGTCGGTTTGTTTTAAACCCATTTTTCCTGCATTTTTCTCAATCTCTTTCATACGATCTTTGAAACCATCGTCTGTCTGTGACCATAAGGATTTAACACCAGATATTGTAGTAGGTACTCCAATTACAATAGAACAATTATTTTCTTTTTTATAATCATCTAATTCAGAAATTCTCATTTCCTTTTCCCACTCAACTCCAGTTGTTTTATTTTTAAATCTATATGTCGGCATCTTCTCTATTCCTTAATGTAATACTCTTCCACCATCTATATAACCACATTACTTTAAGAGGATGATGCTCTGGATCAGGCAACTCATCTTTAAAATACTCCATGAATTGTCTTAGTTCGTCTTCGCTCAAAACTCTGATGCATTATCAATAAGCATTTTCATGCGGTGTTCTATTAAGTACGTGAGTATATTACCACGTGGTGGATATGTGTAATTCTCGTACATATTTATAGCTGCTTCACGAATACCATCTGGAGTATTAGTCAAGTCAATCATTTGTACATTACGCATAAAGTTACGATAGACATTAGGCTTCATAATCATTTCAAGATCATCACGATTATCCCAGTATTTGTCTATCTGTTTTTGTGTCATAGGTGTTTGTCTTGAACCTGTAGTAAATACATTATCGTGAGAATTAGCATTTGGCACACCATCACCAGAATCACCTTTAAGTAAGTGTTCGAATAAGTATTTACGAGGATTGTCATCTTTAACCATTTTATTAAATAGTGGTGACCATTGTTCTACCACATTACCGTATTGTTGTAACTGAATAAAGTCTTTATCAGCAGATATAATAACTACATCCTCACCACCAAAATCAGATTTATGTACAGTTAATGCACCAATAATATCATCAGCCTCTGCACTATCAATCTTGATAACAGCATAAGGGAAGTTCTCACGTAAGTCATCGAGAGTAGACTCAATCAAATTAAAGATCTCTGTCCAATCGTGTTTATCTGATTCACGATTAGCTTTACGTGTAGCCTTATACTCCGGGAATACATCCTTACGCCAAGAGTAACTATCACATGCGATCACCATTTTACCATGATCTGCTTCTTTGTATTTGTTACGATATATCCTGAGGTTATTCAGAATGATGTGTTTAACTAAGTTTTCACTGAGTTCTTCGCCACGATTTAACTGACCCATGATGGACCCGATTGCTAAACCATTAAAGTCTACTAGTACCATAATTTACCTATATTCATTATTTAAAGTATATTATAACATGTTTTTATTGCTTTGTACATAGTCTTCAGCTAAATTTTTTACTGATCCTACACCAATCTTTACAGCAATAATACCGTTATAATTATTCTCATTCAATAACACATTCTCATCGAATTGTATCTTTGCTTCCATATAGTTTGTATCACCTCGAGTCTTACACAAACAAATGATCTCACGTTTAAAGTTCTCTTTACCTAACTTTTCTATATCTTCGTTAAGCCTATTACTTGAACCCCAATAATCTTGCCAATCTGTTTCTTTTGAGACCTTACGTTTTCTTTTAAATCCCGCAAGAGGCTTGAGCTTCCTTACGGTTTTAAAATACTTTCTCCCAATATAGTCCATCCCATTAGTGAGATTAGTGATACGATAAACAAACCCGTACCAATCGCCAATGTCAGCAGTCGTAAATCTTTGTCCATTATAAGTCCAATCGTTCTTCATCGTTATCGTATTCTGATGCATCATATCCTCCACGTTGGGCCCATTCTAAATTAGCACCGCAAAAAGGGCAGTGCGTCACTTCCAATCCAAGATCAATAGGATCATTGTCATAACCTAATTCTTCTTTAACAGTAACGTCAAAGTCTGGACTATTGCATTCATGGCATATCATAAACTTAATTCTCCCATAGAAACATGTGCCATCATCTTATCATATCCACCAACAAACTTGCCATCAATAAAGATTTGTGGAAATGATCTTGCTCCTGGAACTGCTTCCTGCAATTCTCTCATTGACCATTCACCTGATTCAACATTTCTCTCTTCTACATTAATTCCTTTTTTATTTAAAAAGTCTTTTGCTTTTGTGCAATATACACAACCGTCTTTACTCCATACTACTGCTATACTCATAAGCTTAATCCCTCGAATGATTTTTTGTTAACATCATGTGTAACTCCGCCGAGCACATACGATGTAATTTCTGTTTCTTGTGGAGCAACTTGCACTGCTCCGCCACTGATCCACTTCTCTGTCCATGGAAGTGGGTTATGCTGATGTACTGAAAATGGTACATGATAGTTTAAAGATTTAATCCTCTTTGCACCAATCCAACGTACATATTCTTTCAAAAGGTCAGCGTTTAATCCAATCATTGAACCATTGCCAAATAGATAATCACACCATTCCTCTTCTTGTACTAATGCATCTTCAAATAGTTGATGAACTTGACCATCAGTTTCTTCTTTAATCTTCACATAGTCCTCATCTTCTTTTAAGAGAGTACGTATAATATTTAACGAAGCTGCAAGATGTAAGTTCTCATCTCTTGCAATTAACTTAATAATCTTTGCATTACCTTCCATTTGCTTAAGCTCTGCGAAAGCCCATGAACATGCAAAGCTCACATAAAATCTTATACCTTCTAATATGTATATAGAAACCAAACATAGATATAATAGTTTTTTATGCTTATAGCTACCGTGAGGGCCCTTATAATTGATCAGGTTGTCATAATGTTCTGAGATTGCATTACCACACTCGGATATCGCTGGTATGGAAGTGATCTCATCAAATACCTTTGAGGGGTTAGGATACACGTTTCTGATCACGTGAGTATATGACCTTGAATGAATAGTCTCAAAAAATGCCCATGTCTCAATGAGTAACTCAAGTTCAGGATTACTTGCAAGTGGCAATAAAGCCAAGTCAGGTGATCTACCCTGTACCGAGTCTAATAAGATTTGTCTTTTGAGATTGGATGTAAATATGTGTTGCTCATTCTTTGTTAGCTTACTAAAATCAATCTTGTCTTTTGTGACATCGATCTCATCAGGGGTCCAATAAAATGATAACATCTTTTCATATAGTTTTTGTAAAGACGAGTATTTAACTACGTCATATCTTGCAATGTCGACACCTTCATCAAAGAATAGATCTTTATCCATGTGCCCTTTTGTGTTTATTTTAAATACGCTTTTTTTCATACAGTATACCAGCTTGGTGTAACCGTCTTCCATGCTGCGATATGTTGCTTATACTTCTTATAGTAATTTCTATAGGCAGTAATGCTATCACTATGCTTGACATCGTCAGGCATGGCTTGTGTCGGTTGTGTAAATGGACTATCACCACAATTACGCGGTGGGTTCTTTAAAACATCTTTGAGTTTTACGAATGACATATGATCTTTGCCATAGCGTATAACAAATTCATCGTGTAGATGGCACCACATCTCATAGAGGAATGCGTAATTATTTATACTTTGTCGAAGCCACACATTACTCGGATGATTAACATGTGAAGCTTTATATAGTGCATCTTCCTCATGCCTCCAGCGTTTGATCTTTCTACCTATTTTATTTTTGTCATAATACTCTGTACCGTCAAGAACACGGTGAGCTGTAGACATAAGCTGTGCGTATTCCACTAGCATCTTACTACAATGTTTGTCAAGGTGCATCTCTGCACTGGTCTTTGCATCTTTATCTAAATAAAATATATTCATACTGTAAATGATTCTCCACAGCCACATCTGGCTTTTTCTTTAGGGTTATAAAATTCAAATCCTTCATTTAGACCTTCGTACTTATAGTCTATCTCACATCCGTCAACATATGCAAGAGACTTAGGATCTACAACAACTGGAATACCATTTGGATAAAATGCATAGTCATCTGCTTCTATTTTATCTGCAAATTCTAAATGGTAGGCTAGGCCTGAACAGCCTGTAGTTTTTACTAATACCCTAAGCTTTCGATCTTGTAGTGCTAAAGTCAATTTTTCAGTAGCTAACGGTGTTAAACTTATGCTCATGGTATTATGTATATAAAAGAAAGACCGGAGTATTTGGTGATAAGGAACTCCGGAGAAAACCTCAACTAGCTATCAAGCAGCTAGTAAATAATCGTTCTGATTGCCGATTAAATTTGATTTTAAAGTCTTTCTTGACTGACGAGTCTCAAGCGGCTCTGCTACCTAATCGATGCCTTGTCTCCCCCATTAAATAATACTACCTGAATATTATTTGGTGGAGGAGGTGGGAATTGAACCCACGTCTTAAGTGCTCCTACTTTTACCTTTACGTCGTTATCTAGCTCACTTCATTATTGAATGAATGTTATTAAGCATCATCATGAGTTAGTAGTTTCCACAAAACCGCTGCAGAAATCAAACCAACTAAACCAGCGTCTCCTAGCTGTTGGACTATACCAATGATCGTACCAATGACGTCGCCGCCAAGGAAAGGTACTGCTCCACCAAATACGATTTGCAATAAGATTGCTAAACCAATTAGTGACATTGCAATAGCCGATGCAGCACTAACGCCGCTTGTGATTTTATCTAACATATATTCTCCTATGTCGTTTTATAAAAAGTAGTTTAGCCTTGTCTCGAAGGGTTCTCATCCTTAAACTTTTCATTTAGCTCATCATTCAGTTCAAGGAAAATTGGGAAGATAGCCCAGGATAATAATCCTGTGGCCCCGAGGGTAAGAATAACCCCTAATAGTAAGTAATTTAATAAATCCATAATTATTTATACCAAACCTAATCTTGATAACATGGAACTATTATAACATAATTTATATACTTTGTACATACTAAACGCAACTATTTTGCGGTATTAGTTAAAAAAGATAAAATTTTTCTACAAAAGCTAGATTCTGTAGAATATTTTTCTCTATAATACACAACTCTCACAATAGTCATCATACTCCTGTTGTGTCGCAAAATCCTCACGAGTCTTATCAAGCTCAGTTGATTCATCCTCGTTAGTTAGATCATTCGTATTAAAGTAATATAATTGCTTACCTCCGTATTTGTAGAATGTGACAAGATCCTTCATCATTTCTGACATAGGAACTTTATTGTCTTCGTATTGAGCTGGATTATAACTTGTATTTACAGATATACCCTGGTCAACATACTTTTGAATGATTGCCATGATCTTTAAGTAACCTTCGGGTCCTTGCTGATCCCATAGCAAATCGTATTTGTTTTTAAGATTGTGTATTTGTGGTACAACCTGTGCCATGACTCCGTCCTTCGATTGCTTATATGATACAAGTGCACGAGGTGGTTCTACACCATTTGTAGCATTACCAATCTGGGCAGATGTTTCAGCTGGCATAATAGCCATTAATGTACTATTACGTATACCAGATTTTTGTAACTGTTTTCTTAATGATTGCCATGGCATTCTTTCTTTATGCTTGACTAGTTCGTCAACCTCTTTTTTATATGTGTCTATTGGCAAGATACCATGTCCGTATTTACTCTCTAAGACCTTATAGCAAGTTCCCTTCTCTTTTGCAAGATCTGCACTTGCCTTAATAAGATAATATGACCATGCTTCTGCGTATTCATCAACTGTAGAAAGAGCATCATCATTATATTTTAAACCTCTCTTTGCTAAGAAATATGCAAAGTTAATGATACCTACACCTAACGGTCTTCTGTTCATTGTTGATCTTTGCGCTGCAATAATAGGATAGTTTTGATAATCAAGTAAAGCATCAAGAGAACGTACAGCTAATTCACAATACTTTTCGAAATCTTTCGGATCATTAATTAATCCCCAATTAATTGCAGATAATGTACATAAACTGATTTCACCTTTTTCTGCATCATCATATGATTCTAAACCATGTGAAGGTAAATCAATTTCACAACACAAATTCGATTGGTGTATCGGGGCCTGCTTCTCGATGAATGCACCATGTGTATTTGCATGATCTACATTTTGTAAATAGATTCGTCCTGTCTCTTTACGTTCTGTTAGGAATTGAGAGAATACTTCAAGAGCTGGTAAAGATTTCTTACGAATCTTACGGGACCTCTCATACTTTTCATATAACTCTTGGAATAATTCTTGATCCTCAAAGAAGGCATCATATAATCCAGGTACATCATCAGGTGAGAAGAAAGTAATGTTCCCACCAGTTAATAATCTCTCATACATAAGCTTATTAAATTGGAAGGCATAATCCATGTTACGTACACGAGTCTCTTCTGTACCACGGTTATTCTTTAATACAACAAGATCTTCAAACTCATAATGCCACACTGGCAAATAAACTGTTGCTGCACCACCTCTTACTCCGCCTTGTGAACAAGACTTTACACTTGCTTGAAACAATTTAAGAAATGGTATAAGACCAGTATGTACAACCGAACCATCACCAATATGTGAACCTACGGCTCTGATCTTACCAGCATTAATACCTAAGCCAGCTTTCTTTGAAATATATTTAACGATTGATGTTGATGTTGCATTAATTGAGTCAAGAGAATCATTTGATTCTAATACAACACATGAACTGAATTGTCTTGTTGGAGTTCTCACACCAGCCATAATAGGTGTTGGTAATGAGATATAAAATTGTGATATAGCATTATAGAAGTCTCTTACAAATTTCATACGTCTTCCATTATACCTACCGAATAATGTCATAGCAATCATAATATAAAGCACTTGAGGTGTTTCATATATTGTGCCATCCGTTCGATTCTGTACAAGATACTTTGATCTCATTTGCTCCATACCAGCATATGTAAAGTCATCATCTCTTGAATGATCTATTATATGATTATTAATATAATCTATTTCAGCTTCAGAATACATGTTTAATATGTCAGGATCATAGACTCCAGCATCAATATTATGTTCAATAATATCTTTGAGTGGCCATGGATCCTTGTCACCATAAACAATTTTCTTGAGTTTGTAATTAATTAATCTTGCTGCAACAGTTTGATAGTTAGGTGTAGCTTCAGTAATAAGCTCTGCTGTTGATTTGATTAAGAGATCATGAATAGATGTCGAACGCATCTTATCATATAATTGAACATTGGCTCTCATCTCTATTTCAGAGACTGATACACCTACTAAGTCTTGACAAGCCCATTCAAGCACTCGGTGAATTTTATCAATGTTAAATTGCTCAGTTTCACCACTGCGCTTGGTCACGTTAATAGACGTCATGTCACTCCAATTAAATTAATATATTATATCACACTAAGTGTGAAAGTACATACTTATAATATATTGTTTACTGATAAATAAATGTTTTCTTTTGTTTTATATATAGGAACTCCAGCGAATTGTCCAACTGGTTCTATACTATCTAAATGCACGATTGTTCCTTTCTTGCTTTCTTGCAAATCATGATTTAGTATATGTTGACCCTCATGAAGTTCTTTAAAGTCTTCATTTAAATCAAGTGAAGTATCGTGACCCAAATCCTCAAGCGCCTTGAGGATATCTGCTTCTTCCATGCCTGTCTCTTCTTTAAGTAGAAACAACGCAGCGGCATAAGACGCAATTTTAGATTTACCGAATGGTACTTTCTCTAAAATTCTTTTTATATTAAAGACTAACCTATGAAAAACAGTATAAGTTTTCTCTTGAGCATTTGTTTGATCTTTTACTTTTACTAATAGCTTACCTTTATCGTCAATTACACCTGCAGTAAATGCATCTGTTTTTTTCCATGGTGTAACAAGTAAACGAATAAACTTATACGTTAAGAATAAATCTACAGCTGACTCTTTTATATACTGGCTCATAACTTCCTTAATACGTCTATAATCGTTGCATCCAATGGGACTTCAACATAATCATCTTCTGGCAAATAATTTAAATATACCAAGAAGGTTTTTACAATACTTTGTAGGGTATTGTGTGTCTTTGACATTAAGATCTCAGCGCATATATCTGGACCTAACACATTACCTAATATAATAATATGGTTTAATATTAATCGTTCTTTCAAATCATCATCACGATAATACCTATTAACTAATCTATTAATATATTTAAACCGAGACATGTCTTCCTTAAAATCGTCGTCAGTACTCCACTTATCCCTTTGATAATGCTTTGCTGCATACAACTCAAAGTTGTTTTTAGTTAATTCCATAATATATATTTATTGAAGTTTTTTTACTTCATTGCTTTTTTTAATTGGCTCCATAAAGATTTTTTAGACTTACGTCTATCTAACTCAATACCAACCTCACGGCCTGCTGCCTCCATCTCTTCTTTTGTGGATTTTGCTGTTACCCTTTTAGGTTTTTTTGGACTAGCGCTACTGGTAGCCGAAGCGCCAGTCGCTGGTAAGTCCGAGCTTGTACCATTCCATGAGTCAACTTCTTCTTGAGTGAATTCAACACCCAATAAAACTTCACCGTTTGGACCTTTGAAACCGTCTAAATGTGCTGTGGTTCCTTCAGGGTACATATCTTTTGTTACACCTGCCATATTTGACATAATATATCTCCTAATTATTTAAACATAAATCTTGGAGCCAGAAAGTTTTAAACTGTCCATCTCCTTTCAATTTTACTTTAACGTGGTTAGCTCCTAATGTATCTATAACTCCTTCTTGACCGTCATTTGATTTTACAGGATCATTCACATTAAATAATTTACCAGCAACAAACTTCTCACGAAGATTTGATGCCTTCTTTAATTTTATATCTTGTCTAAAAGATTTTTCTTCTTTTAAACCCATGCCTTTACGTACATCATTCATTAATGCTTCAGCATCTTTAAATCTTCTTGGTAGACCTTTAGTAAATGATATAAGATCGTTGTCGGCTGCCGCAGCTCTCATCTTCGAGGCTGACATACCTTCTGCACCTTCAGCATCAGGATCTCTTTCGCCAGCGTTCATAATTTTAATAGATGCAAAGTTATAGAAACCATGTCTACCCTTTACACCATTATACTTATTTACAAGCTTCTCAAATTCAGGTACTCTATCCGAACCAACAACTAATTCTAAATTCTTAAAGCCATCATCGTATGCTATAGTTAGAACATCAAATAATGTTTTAGCTTTTTTATCCATAAGAATAGAACGTGCGTGTTTAGGAAACACCTTACGCATGTACTTTATTTTAGTCTTCCAATCTAGGGGATTCTTTTTGTTATCTTCTGATTGTGTTGCATAAATTCTATGAACACCTGTGCCTTTAGATTTAGTTACATCTAAAAGTTTTTCATGACCAATAGTTGGAGGATTAAACCTACCCCAGTTTAGGGTAACTGTTTCAGCCGCAGCCTCTTCAAGATAGTGTTCTTTAAAACTATGCAGTGACATTACTTAATTTTTTTAACCTTTGCCATTGCAGCTTTAAGCTGGTCTCCATCAGCAAAATCAAGGTATACAGCAACGTGATCTTTACGTTTCATCATACGGAATTTACCAGTACCTTTCACAGCTGCTTGAATTTCTTTAGCTGAGTTAACATCTGTTTTAATTATTACTCTTGGGTTATCAAGCTTTACAGCTTTATTGCCAAGAACACCTTTCATTTCTGTAGGAAGTTTGGCATTAAATTTACCAACCTTTACTTCACCAGCAGCAGGTTTTACATTCTTTGCGATCCAGCTTTGTACTGCTTTTTTCATATCAGCAACGGATGTATTGTCTTTCATTCTTAATACGGTTTTATCACCTACTACTAATTCGTCATCATCCATATATGGTTTACCTGGATCTCTGCCTAATTCTTTTTTAAAGTCTTTATAAATGAAATTCATAGTAGCTAATTCATCATTGGCATTCCACCTATGATTATCTTTTACTCTTGCTTCATCTATGCGTGTATATGATTGTACTAATCTATCTATTAATTTCATCGTGATTCGGACTCCCATCCCTTGATTATGTCTTTGCTAAAGTTGTTGTAAGAAAATTCCATTCTATCCACAATTTTAACTGCGCCGTTTGTTAAATGATCTATAGCAACATATCCCTCGGCGCCTGTTACTCTAAACCCGTCTTTAGTCTTTACAAATGTATTTATACTATCCATGCTGTCCAGATGCTTTAATAGCTTTATCTTAGCAGATACTAGCTCGTTTTGCATATCAAGCATACTTATAAGACCACTTTTGTTCTCATCTGAGAAGAATTCTAAGGCTGCCAGCTTCGCTTGTTCCTTCCTATCCTTCCCAGCATCGCTTTTAAGCCTTTCTTTTTCGGTGTTATAACGATTCTCGATCCATCCGATAAGTTCTTCAACGTAGGCTTTGGAGTCTGTAACTTCCTCTTGCGCTCTAACCTTCGTATTGCGAAAGGTATTGATAAAGAGGTTAATATCTTTATTTGAAGCCACGTCATTAAGCGTCGTAGCGGCGATTTTTTGAAAGAGCTTTCCTGCGTTCGAGATATGTTTGGTAATTTCATCTGTTTCCTTTTTGGTTAATGTGGCTAAACCAGATATGTCTGGTAGGTTGGCGGACTTCTGCCATACCGTTCGGACATTTTTAAACGCTGCTGTGGATACACCAAATGAAGCATTCATTGTTTCAAAGGTTGAGCCTGAGTAATAAGTATGCCACACTACTCCAATTTTAGCTCTCATAATCTCTTGCGCTGCTTCAACGGGTACTGCATATACTATAGTATTTGGGTGGAAGGTTACATACTTCTTCCCATCAATTGTTGCTTTCTTTAAGTCTTGTTTTGTGAACATAATGTCACCTTGGTAGACTCCTTTCTTTATACCAAGTTTACTTAATTCTTGAAATGCTACTATAAGCTTCTTTGATAAATCACCAGATGTATCAGCTTTTACATCCTTTACTGATTTATATACTTTAGGATTCTTATTAAATATTCCTTTCTTTGCTACAAAGAACTTACCATCAGATGGATCAATACCAGCAAATACCGCCGGTGCACCATCCCATTTAACTGTGACTGCTTTAGTATCATTCGAATGACCAGCCAACATATCTCTTAAATCTCTTAATGCAAAGATAGCTGACCTTGCTCCATTTACTCCACCGTCAATCACCATGTCCTCAATATGAGTCATGTGAGTATTTTTTGCTTCTGTTATGTGTTGTTTAAACTTCATTGAAATTCCGTTATTTTATTTTCTGGAACAGTTCCAGTACCTTCAATATTATAATTGAATGAACTTGCTCCACTCTTTTTAAATGCTATCTTATGGTATTTAGCTACATCATCAACAGTCTCTGCAAAGATCCACATGTTTACTACATAGTATTGTTTAAATGGCAGAACAGCAACTTTTAAAACACTAATCGGCTTACCATCTCTCTTTGGTGCAGCCTGTTTAATTGTACCAACTGTAATAACTTTATAATCTGCTTTATTAGGATTACCAAAGACCTTTACAACTGGAAGGTTTGTGTCACCCATAGCCATACTTTGATTTAAATCATTAATAACATTAATGCCATTCTTCTTTACATCTTTAATAATATCGTTTACAAGCTGAAATGATATAACATTACCTACTAAGAAGTTTACTGTTGTCTCATTAATTTGTAAATTATTCTGTTTCTCTACACGTATCTCTACAACATCATTACTCTTTGTATCGATTTTCTTACGGTAGTTCTCAATTGTTTTTGCGTATGATGAATTTAATCTCTTATCTTTTACAATAGCATTAAGCATTGCGCCTTGACTCATCTCTGTTAGATATTTACTACGCTTTGTAAGACGCTCAAGTTCTTTTTCAGTACTCTTTTCATATTTCTTTCCTAGCATAGATATCTTTTTAAATAATTGTTTACCGAAATTAAGAACATTTTTTGCTGCTTGTTGAAATCTTTTTACTGCATCTTTACCATAATCTCTTATCTTATCTATAGTATCACCAAAGAATCCTTCTTGCAAATATTGTTCAGCAAGTTCAGGAAATTGGTCACGCACCTTTGCAAGATCCATATTATCTACATCGGGTTGATACTTACCTTTCATAAGCGTTGTGATTTTACCAAGCTTTGCTTGTCCATCAGCTTTCTTTAAAGATATTTGATACCATTCAACACCATCACATTTTATTAGACCAGTATCATCATCTGTTATAATTGGTTTTTTACTTTTTAATGCAGCATATAATTCATTGGGTGTACCGTTAATAAGAACACAGTCCGCTGTATTTGGTTTTACACTACCTTCAATACCTTCTTTATTTTTTAAAGCAGCATAGTACTCTGTAATACCAGTCCAAATTACATATGGTTTAGTGAATCCAATTTCTTTTTTTCTGTAGTAATATGAACCATTCACTAACATGATTACATCTTTACCTAATGATTTATCTGCATCAACATACGCAACAAACTTTTTCCAGTCTTTAATGTAATCTCTTATTTTAAAATCACCGCCAACAAATAATTGCTCTAATGATTTCTTAAAGTTACTCTCGTCTAAAGGTACTCCTATGAATAAGCCAACACACTGAAAAAATTCTAAGAAGTCAGTGGCAGTAGCAATACCAAAATCTTGTAAGTCAACAGCTTTTCCTTTACCAACAGATCCTTTGCCAAACTTGTATGTAGTTGCTCTACCATCTATATCAACTGATCCTTGCAAGTCTGTGTGAACCTTTACTACTTTGTTTTTACCAGTATCAAAGATTAAAGGAGTATCATGCTTATTTTTTAATTGTTTATATAGATCAGCTATATCAGCTAGTTGCTCATCAGAGTATCCTATATGTTTAATATCTGCTGGCTTCGTATAAGCAATAGTATATGCTTCTTGTATATACTCTTCTACCCAACCTGAATCATCTTCTTGTGGTGCTGGAGTTTTCTCTTCGTTTTTCTTCTTATTGTATATAGACCAAGCAAGAGCAAATGCCTTATCATCATCCATACCATCGGCTTTAAATCCCTTTACTAGGGCTTTCATGCCAGGAGGGGCTTTTTCTTCTAGTTGTTTGTTTTTAAATGAAAGCATTAATTATCTACCTTTGCTCCAGCTCTCCATTGATAACATGACCAATATCCCGCTTTAGTTTTATCTTTTTTCTGATCACAATTATGTCTTGCACGAAATGCTTTACGTCTTGCAGGATCATCTCTTTTAATTTCCATATTAGGATCACCGAAGTTAACCTTTACAACATTACCTTTACTGTTCTTTACATATACGTGAAACTTAGATGCGGAACCTTTAGGTGATCGTTGAGGGTTATTTAATGAAACGGTTTTACCTTGATACTCTGCTTCGCTTATTACCTCATCTTGGTATTGTTGCTCACATATGTGATCTATTGCTTCTACTTGTTTATATGTTTTCATTTATCCTCCGAACTCGTGTCCTGCCACTCTCTTCATTTGCTTTTTAAACTCAGCAAAATCTGGCTTAGACTTGTATAGTTTAATGGAGATCTCATTACGGTCTTTACCTTTAATTCTCCAATTATATCCTTTTTCTTTATGCTCAGGCTTTGTGGTCTTTACGACTCTTCTCTTATAACCATCTTCCCATGGTTCACTTTTACTGCCTGGACCTTCTAAAATCTGTTTTAGTGTTTTCATTAGTTATTCTTTAACCATTCTTGTGCAATTTTATTCTTTGGCATAGTCTTAGACCATTTAGCTATTTTACCATATAATGGACGTGTAATAGACGGCGTCTTTTCCCAGTTTGAATTATCTACTTCGAAAAACAATTTACCAAACATTTTTTTGTATCTATCTTTATTTTTTGTAACACTTTTATGCATTGACGTTACCATATCGGCACCAAGACTTCTTGTTCTTTGTTTATCAGCTGCAATTGCAGAATATACATCTGTTGAAACATATATCATAGCAACTTCATAACCCTTTGCTTCTAGCTCTTTCTTTTGAGTTCCAATTTTACCAACGTTTTTAGCAGTTCCATCAATAAGAAGGCCTAATCTGCCAATCTCAGCATGTCTTTGTTTAGAAGCAACATGTCTTTTTGCAACAGCTCTTGTTACATTTCTTTGAAATTCTTGTTTTTTATTGAATTCTAAATCTAAAAAAGCATCTTTCATATACTTTTCAAATTGAGTATCTGAATTAATTTCTTTATAGCCTAAAGTATTTAATACTAACAGTTCTGAAACTTTAGTCTTACCTGCTCCTGGAGAGCCAGCCATAAATATTGCGTGGAATATTGAGGGATCATTTCTTCCCTCTGATAGATAACCTTTAAGTGACTGCATTAAAACCCTTATATAAATTCGATATAAAGGTATTTATAATAATTACAAATTCTTTATAATTTTATTTAAATTCTTA